CTTCTTTTGAAACATTTATTACTATCGGTGGTTTTTTGGAAATAAAAATCCCATCGCCTAAATTATTCTCTCCATTATTGATGTCATCAATGGTGTTATTTAAATCCTCATCATCTCCATCATACCCACCATCAAGAAAATTCATACTCATCTTTACAATCATATATTCTCCTTTAATCTCAAATTAGAAAACGGGACAACGAGTTTCCGACACTCAACGACTTTTGATCGTCCTTTTGTTTTAACTTATTTAACTTTACCATATTTAGATTCCCATTTTGATATTTTTTCAATAAGTTCATCTAATGTTATAGAACATTTATAATATTTTGAAACATTTTTTCGCTGTAAAAGCAATTCGCAATTAGCAGGATGAGAAAGAATTTCTTGGGGTATATTATTATCAAAACCATAACGAATAGATATCATATGATCTCTACTCACACCACCCGCATTATTTCCCCTATTTGTTGCACTGTACCATCCATGTGTTTTAAGTAAATCCAAATCAAATTCCTCAGGATATAAATATACATTAAATTTGAAAGCACATAAATGTTTGAATTTTACAAATTCATTAGTGTCTTTATATAAACAATTTTTACAAAAACCTGTCTTTGTTTTACCGGATAATAATTTATTACATACAGAACAATAATATTTTACTTTCGCCCTAAAAACTCTATCGGCTTTTGAATATTTTTTTCTTGTTTTTTTCTCTCTCTTTGGTTATCGCATCCTGCATTTTTGTCCCGTGATATGCTAGTAACATTTTAATTTTTCTCTCTATAAAAAATTCTTGATTGCATTTTAAACAATTTTTAACTATAGTGATCCGCTCAAGAGTTCTAGTTTTTCGCACACGCTCTCTTATTTCTAGAAAATCTTCTCTGTGTATTTTCATATGTGAAGCACAACTTTGCTGTTTTTCAAACTCTTTTCCACAAGTAGGACACTTAAACACAGAGCCCCTCCTAGTATATAAATTATCTCATCCTTTAATTTCAAAATTAAAACGGAGTAAGGAGAGTACGATTCCCTGATGATTACTCACCCTCAAGTTTAGCAAACTTGCGTTGATCCCCTCAACTTCTCTACTCCAAAAATACCACAGTAATTACCTACGCTGTGGGGCCGTCGCTAACTTCACGATTTAGATTACCTGGTGGGCATCCCAATTTTAGTTAGGAAGAGGCCTGTAATGTTTTCGATTTCCTCGTCAGGAACCATTTCGGGTGCAGTGAGATTCGAACTCACGGATGACTTTCACCACCGACGGTTTTCAGGACCGTTCCAATAAACCGGACTCTGGCACACACCCATAAAGAAACAAAAACAAATCCCGTTGTAGGTCTACCTCCCACAAAATACGTTCGGGCTATCAGCGTCAAGGGCATCAAGTTGTTCCCTAATCTTGTATAGAATCGACCTCGTTCGGCACTTGTCCTAGTCGTTCGTTGTTTCTTACGGTCTGTAAGGGAATCGAACCCTTAACACCGGATAGACAATCCGAGGTTTTACCATTAAACTAACAGACCAAGTGGACCAATGGGAAGTCGAATCCCAATTCTCTGATTGCAGGTCAGAAGTAATAAACCGTTATACGATTAGCCCATAAAAAAAACTAGACACTTTTTGTTTGCATAACCAAGCGTTTTGATTGCTGTAAGCGTCTAAATATTACACCATGATGGAGTTGAACCATCCTCTTTTGTTTATCAGACAAAAATAATCTACCCATATACTAATGGTGCGTAAAATCATTTAAAAATACTTTTCACATAATCCCAAGGTGTTCCAGGAGTTTTTTCATCCCAATACACCCATTTCAACCAATCATCTAAATAATGTCCAACAGCAGAAACTAAAACCCAAATACCTGACATCGAAATACTAATTTGACCTAATAAATTACCGAAGTGATTAGAATAATCCCAAATGTTTAATCCTAACCAAACATTTAAAATAACGCCGCAAACAAACTCAATAGCAGTAATCATAAAACCAGTTCCTAAAATTAAAACTAATTTATTTGGCTCACCCCATTTTGTTTTTATGTTTCCAATCAAACCCAGTAAAATACCAGTCAATCCACCTACAATAAACATAGGAAAGGATGAAACTCCTACTAATGCTAAATAAGGAACATTAAGGCTACCTGCCCTATCTCCTAAAATAGCAGTATACATAACTTCAATAAAAACATACACAATACCAAAAGACATAAACAACCATAAAAATCTTTTAAAGTTTTCTTTCATAGTTTCTCCAAACTTTTAATATTTTCAGGTAAGGAAGGATTCGAACCTTCATAGAGTTTTCACTCACAGTTTTGGAGACTGCTGCATTCCATTCTGCCACTTGCCTAAGAAATCCCTAAATTTGGATATTTCTGTCTATATTCCAAATATTGCTAGATTCACATCTCGGTATGACAGTACCCTACTAGCATAGGATTTTGCGAATAGATGGAATTGAACCATCGACCTACCGCTTATAAGACGGGTGCTCTGACCGACTGAGCTATATTCGCATAAAAAATGGACACTGCCGGAGTCGAACCGGCGAATACAGATTTTCAGTCTGGTGTTTTCCCAACTTCACTAAGTGTCCGTGCTTTTGTTTTTTAAAGCCATATTTTTCCCACTACAACTCCTACAACAAAAAAAAGATTCTTTTTTATCATTAGAAAAATCTTTTTTACAAAATCCACAATTATGATTATATTTTGGTTTGTATTCATCATATATTTCATAAAGTTTTTTTGTATTAAATTTTTCAAATGCTTTTTGTAAATAAAATACTATATCAATAGGATCAATTATAATTAACTTCTCTTTATAAGGGAAAGCATTTAATTTCTCTTTCCAATTTAAATCTTGCGGACCTTTTATTTCAACAAAATTTTCACCAACAATAAAATCTGGGTTGTAAAAAGATTTTATTCCATCCTTTTTTACATAAGGAAATCTTTCTAAATTTCTTTTAAACTCAATATCATTATCTATAAGAAATGATATATAAGCAAGTTCCCAAGTAGATGAACAATAAAATCCATTATAATATCCACTCTTGCTAATTCCTGAACCTTCTCTTAATCCCCCTGTTTTTCCTTTCGTTCGAAAAGACATTTCTTTATGATCTTTCCTATAACAATTTAAACAAAAATTAGTTGTTGAACTATTGCTAATTCTAGTATTACAAATTTTACATTTTTTCTCAATAAAATATATTCTTCTCGCTTTATTAGCAATAATAACCTTTTCACTTATTGAAGCAGATATTGATTTTTTTAATTTGTCTTCTTTTGACCAAATCCTACTATTGGCACAAACTTTGGAACAAAATCTAGGTATTGGATTTTGTTTTTTTGTCCTAGTATCAATTCTCCAATCCTCAAAAAAATCTTTACCACATTTATCACAAATATACATATTACCTCTATCGGGGTACGATCCCGAATTGCGGGAGTGAAAGTCCCGTTTCCTAGCCATATTAGAAGATAGAGGCAAGAAATACTGGAATGGTTGGACTCGAACCAACAAACAACGGATTACTTCAATACACTCGTTAGAATGTATTCAACAGTCCGTCCACCTACCACTTGGTGCTCATTCCAAAGTAATGGGAAGGGTGGGACTCG